TTTGGTACGCGACGATAGCCCTATGTCAGCAACGGGTCAACCGTTTCTCGCTCCTGGGTGTTCAAGATGACGTTGCGGATGTTTTGCAGCTCGGCAATCAGTGCGGGCGACAAGCTTGTGCCGCGTTTCAGATTGCGGCGGTTCCGGCAAAGGCTGCCAGAACTCCGGATAAATGCGGTCTGAGCCGTAGTCAGTTGGGTATTGTTGCGCCCACCACCAGCCCTCTTCGCCAAGGTGCTTCGCTTCACCCACTACGTAGATTTTCTCACCTACCTTGGCCGCTCTGTTCACGGCGACGATGACCGGAGGCGAACCCTCGCCCCATTCCCTGGAATCCATTGGCCGCCACTTCACTTTGTATTTCCTTCTGGATTAGGAACTGTCAGAAATTTCCAGTCTCGCGATCTGTCGCGGCTGGGGTATTGCAGGTCAAGCTGGCGTAGGAAGATACGGTGCTGCAACGCCATCAGCGCGCAGTTCGGCACGAGAACGGCTAAGGCCCCGGCGATCACGAGGTAGAGCATAATACCCCGCACTCGATATCCGGCTCTTCGTGGTATCGACCGTCTGTCGGCTTTAGTTCGTCCAGAAACACGCGTCGACGCCAGCGCTTGCCGTCCTTGTATTTGCCTTCCTTCTTGCAGATCGCTGCGTTTAGCTCGCGCTCCATCTTGGACATGCGCTCGAAGGCTTCTGGGAAGTCGCGGCGTATCTTGTTCCAGTAGCCCATGCCGCCCTTCACGCAGCCAATACAGTTATTGTTGCGGTAGCCCATTTTGTACATGACGGGCTGCTCTATACCGGCGGCAGCTACGGCGCGGTGACAATCGTCCTTCGTTATGCCGTTGGCGTACAGCGGAAACTCCGTATCTATCTCCGGGTTTTCCTCGTGCAATTTCTGGATGCGGTGACCTTCTTCGTAGGTGAATCCGAACACATGCAGATCGTCCACCGTCTGGTATGCCTTGCGGACGTTCTTTTTAAGCTCCGTCGTGCAGCGGGCACCATTCGTACCGATCAGCCAGCGCGTCCTTCGGAACACATCATAGATATTCTCATACTCAGCGGACTTCAGGATCTTGACAGGCTTGCCTATCCAGCGCTCCACGTCGGCCAGGAACCGGCGATTGTCTGAGTGCTCAAACTCCAATGTGTCGCAATACAGAACCTCGCAGCGGTCGCCGTACTTCTCCACGGCGAGCTTGGCGGCATAGGCGCTGGCGGCTCCACAAGAAAACCAGGCGAGCACTCGGCCAGTCACGCGACACCTTTGGATGTATGCGCTGATGCATTGGCTGCGCGGGCTTCCAGGATCTCATCGACCTTGGCGCTGATCAGCCCCTCGATATAATCGGTCACGTCCTCGACATGGCCTCCGGCGTCCCGCCATTCGAGCAGGGCGCGCTGCAACTTAATCCTGGTCTGTGAAATGCTCACTTAGGCTCTCCTGCCGTTTCCAAAGCCGTCAGCCCGAGCGCGCGTTCTGCCAATTGCACAATCCCAAGCTCAAGCGAGCTTGCGCAGATGTCGTGCAGCGCAGCCTCGAGCGCGCGGATGCGTGAGTCGGTAATGCGCTTAACGGCCGCGTCTAAATCAGCGCACCACGTGTCATCCTTGCATTCAATCACTGCTTTGGCCTCAGCCAGTTCGGCGGAGAGGGCGTCGTAGTCTGAGGCCAAGACATACAACTGCTCGCCTTCCGGGGCTTGGTTGCACTCGTACATATCCCCGTAGCCGTGCTGAAGGTATCGCTTAACCATTTTCGCCACCTGATCTTTGCTGTGCTGTCGTTTTCATCCCTTCACGCAAACGATCTGCTGCAGTTCGGCTACGATGCTCACAAGGTCGGACTGGTTATCCATAACCTCTTGAATGGATTTGTACGCGCCGGGGATCTCGTCAATCACGTCAGCGTCTTTGCGGCACTCGACGCCAGCGGTCTGCGCCTCCATGTCTGCCAGGGTGAACTGCTTCTTGGCCTGCCCGCGGCTCATGCGGCGGCCGGCGCCATGCGAGCATGAGTTGAAGGCATCGGCATTGCCCTTGCCGCGCACGATAAAGCTGCGAGCACCCATGCTGCCGGGGATGATTCCCATCTCGCCTTCACGCACGCGGACCGCGCCCTTGCGGGTCACGTAGACATTCGAGCCGAAGTGGTTCTCTTTCGAGACGTAGTTATGGTGGCAATTGACCGCCGTCTCGGAACCGTTGACGGGAATCCCAAGTTCGGTCGATAGCGCCGCCATGGCGTGGCTCATCATCAGCCGTCGATTCGTCAGCGCGTAATCCTGCGCCCATGACAGCGCCTTCCAGTAGTCGCCAAAGATCGGCTCGGCTTCTGGGATGTAGGCCAAGTCCGCGTCGGGCAGCTTGACGTAATACCGCTCCATTAGTTCCTTGGCCTTCTGAATGAAGTACGAGCCAATACGGTTCCCCGTGCCGCGGCTACCGCTGTGGAGCATCAGCCAAAGACTGTTCTCCTTGTCGATGCACAATTCCACGAAGTGATTGCCGGTCCCAAGCGTGCCGAGCTGGCGGGCGCCGCTGTCCTGGGTGATTAGCTTGGAGTGCTTCTCCTTGACTTCGGTAAAGCGCGCGTCCTCTTTGAGCCGCGTCCATTCATCGACCACAGTACCCGGAACGTCGCCCCAGGCTCCGCGGTCGTTCATGGCACCGTTGTCGGTGCGGCCATGAGGGATCGCAGCTTCAAGTGCCGTTCGCACGCCGTGGAGGTTATCCGGCAGTTGATCGGGCCGAATGTTTAGCTTGGCCGCAACCATGCCGCAGCCAATATCCACGCCGACGCTCGCCGGGACAATGGTGCGGATAGTCGGAATGACGCTGCCCACGGTTGAGCCCATGCCCCAATGCACGTCAGGCATCACGGCAATGTGCTTGTGGATGAATGGCAGTGTCGCCATGTTGTGGAGTTGCTGCAAGGCGCTGGCCTCAATGTCTGTCGTCCAGATCTTGACCGGCGCAGAGCCCTCATCCTTGAATGTCGTTTGAATCGGCAATTCGCTCTCCTAAAGTGGTCGGGGTGGCAGGAATCGAACCTACTACTCCCTGGTTCCAAGCCAGGATGTCTACCAATGACTTACACCCCGAAATTCTCATTTTGACTCACAAGCCTTTGCATTAGTGGATGCTATCAATTGCTACAGCTTTACGCAACAGCGTGGGCAGATCGGATAGTGCGAGCGCGTGATATCGCTCGAATCGGTCCATGAGCAGACATCGCCTGTATAGCGGCATCCTTGGCAATGGTAGCGATAGGCTGCGCCAAAAGCCTTAAGTAAGCGGCGTAATGCGTTCATGCGTGCAGCTCGTACAGCGCTGCCCACGCGCGCTCGAAGCTAGAGAACGACAGCACTGGCTGCTGCTTTGAAAAGATCGTCCAGTAACCTGAATGTTTTCGCAGGCTCATGATTGTGTCCTCGGCTGCTTTGCTGGATGCAATAAGTCTCATGATTGCACGCTTACCTGGAAATCTTTGGCGCGGACCTTACGAAAGCCTGCCAGCGTGTTTACGGTATCGCATAGCTGCTTTATGTTTCTATTCGCGCGACGGAATGCCGCTTCTACATGATCGGCGTTATAAGTACCTTGCGCCGTACCACACGATGGGCATTCAGTATCGCCACAAAAACAGCGGCTCATTAACCTTCACCAAAGTAGAAGCAGCGCGCGTAGGCCAGTAGCGTGTCCTGCTCGACGAAATATTGCGTCCAAGGCGTACCCCAGTCCTGAATTTCAAGCCAGGCGCGATGTGGCTCACCGTTTGACAGCTCGCCGCGAATGCGCGACGCGGGCCCGCCGGTCGATAGCAGGAGCACGAATTGACCATTCGCTACGTCTGGCGTATCACCAACGGCGTGCCAGTCTGCGCGAACCTCGATACTCAAGCAACCCTCTTGGATGACTTCGCGCGCTTCTTCATGGGACGTGCATTCGCCGGCCGCTTCGGCCAGTTCCTTAAACTCTGCGAAGTCACCGGCATACATCGCCAGCGTGTCAAATAGATCCGCTGACTGTTCTTCGCGTATGTCGCGCAGTTCCTCAAGTCGGTCGTAGTCGACATCCAATGCGGCGACCATTTCAACAATCGATGCGGCTGCACAGCGGCCGGTTTCTTTCAAACTATCTTCTTTCATATTGGCGTTCATGAGTGCGCTCCAAGGGCTCTCTCTGCAATTGCATCGATGACGTTGATATCCAATTCAGGAAACGACGATTCAATATTGTGGCTGAGCGTTTCAACGGTCCAGCCATCGCTGCAGCCCATGCAGTGGTGCGCGTGCTCGACGGCGTCGCAATGAATGACGCGGGCGCGTGCACAAAACAATACGTACTCACCCGAGTCAATCTTTGCAGCCACTTCGCTGGTGTCGTCGTAGGAAAGGTCTGGCGAATCCTCCTCGATTGCATCCACAATCACAATGAATTGCGGAGTCTTGAATTCGCGTATCAGTTCGCCGCGCTTCATGATTGCACTCCGCAAGCGGTGAGGAAGCGCGTGCGATCGAATCGAGTGCCAGGCTCCATAGCGAGGCGTTCGGCCATGGTATGGGCATGAGCGTCACATACCGCCATGCGCTGTGCGTCGCGTGCGCTCTCGTCATCGTTTGCCGGGAGAGGGTACGCGCTGGCTACCCTGACGCGCGTCGCGCGGATAGCAGATGCGATCAATACGTAGTCTTTCTTGGTCAAGTTCAATACTCCTTACTTGGGTTTGAATCGGCTCTTTCTTCAAGGCAACGCCATCATATCAAGTGATACAGCGATGTCAACTAATATTTGATACAAAGTGAGACTTGCATCTCGAATTACAAAAGCAAAGGGTCGATATCGTCGTCCGGCCGGCGCTCCATTGCGCGCATTGCTTCCGACGTATCCTTTGCCGCCTTGTCCAAGCTCAAGCGCATGGCGCGGTATAACGTCGCTCGGCTTATGCCTGGCAATAGCGCCAGCGTCTCCCTGACCGTATGGGTTCGTACCAGAATGCGCGCTTTATCACCGATAAGAGCCAGCATGTCGCGCGTCGCTTGGCGGCGATAGTAGTGTTTAGGCATGTCTCACAAACTTAAAAAAGGGCTGAAAGCGTCTCATAAACGTCTTAAAGTCTCAAGCTGTAAGTATATACAGCCCCTAGTCGGAACATTCTACAAGCTATTGATTTTAATGAGGAATAAAGGCTTGAAAAAAAAAATGTTCCGGTTGTTCTGAACAAGTGACCCTCGATAGCCTCGGCGGCATATATATCCTCTCTATTTTTTATATATATAGTAAGAACAGTAAGAACAATAGGAACACTCATAGCGTTTCTCCCGGTGAATAGCGATGTTCATACTTAACGTCTCATATTGTCCCATCTTAGAACAGTAGGAACAGATCGGCAGGCCCGAACTGGTGTTAAAAACCCTCCAACCGTCTCGTGATGTCTTAGATAGCAGCCGTATATCAACCGGACGCCAGGCTGGTCAATTCGACCAAACAGACCGCAGGCTGACTCGTTATATAAAATTTCTGGCGAGAGGGGGTGGGCACCCTTTTTAAGGAGGTAGGCTTCTGGCAGTGAGCGGGGGCTTAGTTACGAGCCCCTACGGCAAACAGCCGTGTTTTTGTATCTGTTTGTCTCAGATAAGGAAGCCCTACCCCGCAGCACCTTTTTCCGGTACCTTGTGCTAATGGATGACGACGCCGATATAGGGGAACTTGCCAGGAGCCACGCGCCGCGGGCGTTGACGTTATTGGCGGACGCCATGGAGACGGCGGAAACGGATAAAGATCGCATCCGCGCGGCAGAGGCTATATTGGATCGGGGGTATGGGAAGCCTTCTCAGGCGATTATCCAAATTCCGGCAAACCGCCGCCAGGCCGCGCTATTGGCCGGGATGTCGGACGAGCAGTTGGTCGCCGTCATCGAGGCCAAGAAGCTGCCGCGCCTCACACCGGCGCAGCCCATGGTGACGGTCCAGGCCTGCGCCGCGCCAGCTTCTACCCGCACGCCCGCGAAAGATCCCTTACTCGCATGAGCGTCAGCCCAGAGTGGGCGGCCCAAGAATTCTTGCGCCGCAAGAGGGCCCGCGCCTCATTGCTCGAATACTCGCAAGCCATCGACATCCCTGGTGTGCCGCTCCTCGACACGCCGGATGACGAGGATCCGCAGACAGGATTGCTGCTCAATCGCTTCGAGGATAAGCCGGTCGCCTACAAGCCGGTGAACTTACGCTTGGCCGCGCACCACAAGATCATGATGGAGAAAATTCAGAAGTGCATCGAGACGCCGCGCGGCCGGCAGATCATCATGGCGCCGCCGGGTAGCGCGAAAAGCACGTACGGCGCTGTGGTGGGCACCAGTTGGGCCATGGGGCGCAAGGCCAACACCCAGGTCATTCTTGGGAGTTACGCCACGGGCATCGCCGCGAAGCAGAGCCGCAAGGTGCGCAGCATCGTGAGGGACCCGCGTTATTCCGCCATTTGGGACGGCCGCCCGGTACTCGCAGAAGATCAACGCGCGATCGATGATTGGAGCCTCACCAACGGTTCGACCATGATGGCGGCCGGGATGCTCGCCGGGATAACGGGCAATCGCTGCGACTTACTGGTGCTCGACGATCCGGTGGCGAATCGCGAGCAAGCAGACTCTGCCACAATCAGGGAGAAGATTTACGCGGAGTACATCGACACCGCGATGACGCGCGCCAAGCCTTGGATGTCCGTCCTGTTGATCATGACCCGCTGGCACGAAGATGATTTGGTGGGTTCCATCCTGCCGGAAAATTACGAGGGCGAGTCCGGCATCATCCATTGCCGCGACGGGCAAACCTGGGATGTGCTGTGCATCCCCGCGGAAGCCGAGCGCGAGGATGATGTGTTGGGCCGCGCGCCGGGCACCTTTCTGTGGCCGGAATTTTGGCCGCGCGAGCACTGGGCGGTGTGGCGCGACAACCCGCGCGCGGCGCGCACCTGGACCGCGCTATTTCAGCAGCGCCCGGCGCCGTTCACCGGTATTCATTTCTCGCAGTCGATGTTTAAACGCTACGACCCTGACCTGGCTAGGATCGACGTATGATCCGCACTTATGACGGACTAGACGCGCTGCCAAAGTCCTTGCGAATTTACGGCGCCTCCGACTACGCCACCATGGAGCCACGGCACGGCAAGAAAGAGCCGGACTTCACCGAGCACGGGGTTTGGGGCGTCGACCGGGTTGGGGACTTGTGGGCAATCGATTGGTGGAGCAAGCAATGTGAAACCGATATCGGCATTGCCGCGTTCATCAAGCTGGTTGCTTTGTGGAAACCGATTCGTTGGGCCAATGAAGGCGGCTTGATCGATAAGGCGATCGGGCCTGCGATCCGCTCGGCTATGCAGCACTCGCAAAAGTTCGTCGCCGTTGACATGCTGCCCTCACTCGATGACAAAGCGGTCAAGCTGCAAGCATTCCATGCACGGGCGACCGCCGGAACCGTTCACTTCCCAGTACGGCGTGCGTGGGCAGAGAACTGCATCGA